AGTCGTAAACAGATTGGAGAATACTTAATAGATTATGGATGGAAGCCTGAAAGATTTACACCTACTGGTCAGCCTATTGTAGATGAGAAAACTTTATCAGAAGTTACACACATACACGAAGCTGGTTTAATTGCAGAGTTTCTTTTGTTACAGAAACGTATAGCACAGGTTGATTCATGGGTGAAAGCAGTTGAAGAAGATGGTAGAATACACGGCTTTGTTATACCTAACGGTGCTATCACAGGTCGCATGACACATCGTAGTCCGAACACCGCACAGATTCCTAGCTTACGTCAGCCTTATGGTAAGGAGTGTCGTGCGTGTTGGACAGTAGACGAAGGTAATGTCTTACTAGGTATTGATGCGTCAGGTTTAGAACTACGAATGTTATCTCACTATATGAAAGACGAGGACTTTACAAATGAAATACTCAACGGAGACATACACACCGCTAATCAAAAGCTTGCAGGACTTAAATCAAGAGATCAGGCGAAGACATTCATCTATGCGCTTATGTACGGAGCAGGAGATGAGAAGCTTGGAAGCGTGGTTGGTGGAAATAAATCAACTGGCAAAAAATCTAGACAACTGTTCTTTGATAATAAGCCATCATTTAAAACTCTTAGAGATAGGGTTACAAGAGCAGCAGCAAGAGGCTTCGTCAAAGGATTAGATGGTAGAAAATTATTTATACGCAACGCACACTCAGCTTTAAATACTTTATTACAAGGAGCAGGTGCTATCGTTATGAAGCAAGCACTTGTTATATTTGACAAGCATTTACAAGAGGCAAACCTCAAGTATAAGTTTGTTGCTAACATCCATGATGAGTGGCAGATGGAAGTACCTAAAGAAACAGCAGGATTAATAGGTGCGATGGGTGTTAGATCTATTATAGAAGCAGGACAAGTTTTTAAAATGAACTGTCCTTTAGATGGTGAATATCAATATGGAGGGAACTGGAGTGAAACACACTGATATAACTAAACATGATATACAACAGGCAGAGATACTTGCTAAAGAAATGGGAGAATTAAAAAATTCTATAACAAAAGGACAGGGAAATATACATGGATTTTTAGGAGAAATAATTGTAGCTAAATTTTTAGATATAAAAATATCTAACACTTACGATTACGATATGATATTTAAGGATATAAAAATAGATGTTAAAACTAAACGAGTAACTACTCCTCCTAGAGATTATTATGAGTGTTCAGTTGCTGCTCTTAATACTAAGCAACGCTGTAATATATATGTATTTACACGCATTTTAAAAGACAGGACTCAGGGATGGATATTAGGATATATAAATAAAGAAGACTATTTTAAAAAAGCTACCTTCCTTAAAAAAGGAGAAGTAGATCCTTCTAATAATTGGAAAGTTTCAACAGACTGTTATAACCTTCCAATAAAAGAATTAAATAATATAGAGGAGCTGTTAAGTGAAACACACTAAACATTGTAATAAATGTAACATTAATAAACCTTTATCAGAGTATCAAAAACATTTTAAAAAAGGAATAAATGTAGGACAGGCTCATTGTAGAGAGTGTAGAAACAGTAGTAATACTTGGTCTGCTAAAACTAACCCTACAAGCAACCCTGAAAGAATGTATGTTAACGGTAAGTATGTACCAAAAGACCATCCTTTATATAAAGCAGGAAAGTATAAAACTTTTGAAGGTGCAGCTTTTTCTGCCTTACAAGGATATGAAAAATCTAACGAAGGTTATGTATATGTTATAACTAATCCTTGTTGGAAAGGTTGGATTAAAGTTGGTATGGCTATTGACGCAGAAGATAGATGTAAACAGTATCAAACCTCTAGTCCTTTTAGAGACTACGCATTAAGGTTTAAGAAATACTTTGACGATAGACGTAGTGCTGAACAACAAGCTCATAAGAAAATAAGAAATATTTCTAAAGATAACAATGGAGAATGGTTTAAAGTTTCTATATCAGAAGCTAAACAAATCATACAAGCGATATGAAAAAACTAGATACGTTAGTAGAAGATATATACGACAAGCTATCTGTACTATCAGATGGCGAGTCACTAAACATAGACGATAAAACTATTGATGCTTTCGGTGAGTCAATGAAAGAAGTTCTTTCTCAGTGGGCTAACCCTAGACCAAGAGATAGTGGTACGCTACGCATGTCTAACATTGGTAAACCTATGCGTCAGCTTTGGTATGATATGCGTTCAGAAAGCAAGACAACAGAAAGGATTAAACCTTCTGTGTTTATTAAATTTCTATACGGACACTTGCTTGAAGAGGTACTGTTGATGCTAATTAAAATAGCAGGACATGAAGTTACCGATGAGCAGAAAGAAGTTTCTGTATCTGGCATTAAAGGACACATGGACTGCGTTATTGACGGTGAAGTAATAGATATTAAGACAGCCTCTGGTTTCGCGTTTAAGAAGTTTTATAATAAAACACTAGCCGAAGATGATATGTTTGGTTATCTCCCTCAGTTGGCTGGCTACGAGGCTGCTATGGGTACAAACAAGGGTGGTTTCTTAGCTATGAATAAAGAGTCAGGTGAACTAGCGTTATATAGACCTAATTCTTTCGATAAACCTGACATAAAAAAGAAAATAAAAACAGTTAAAAAATTAATAAAGATAGACACTCCTCCTGAGTTATGTTATAATCCTATACCAGATGGAGCAGCAGGAAACATGCAGATAGCTAGAGGATGTACATGGTGCAGACATAAGTTTGAATGTCATTCAGATGCTAACGAAGGTAAAGGATTAAGAGTGTTTAAATATTCAAACAAATATTCTTATTTAACTAGAGTAGTAAAAGAACCTAGAGTATTGGAAGTTACTAAATGAACGGAAGAAAAGCAAAAGCTTTAAGAAGACACGGAAAAGATTTATTAATAGAATGGTTACGTTCTGTTGTTCCAGAAGGTGAAGATTCTTCTAAGATAAATAGGGATAACTTACACGAGTTTCTATCAGATGAAACACATATCTATGCTAATCGTAAAATACTTCTTAGTGCTTACTCTTTAAAATGGATATACAAAAAACTAAAACGTAATCCTAGTTTTACTTTACAAGATTTAAACAACAGTCAAAATACTAAAACTGGCACAGGTTACTGGACTAACTGATGGCTAAAAGAAAACCTAGAAAAATTAGACCAAGAGAAAAGAACATACCTAAAGGGTACGATAGTAAGTGGGAGTATGAGTTACACGCAGGTATACTTCACAACTGGAGTCACCATACAAACAAAGTACCTTATGTAGTAGAGCATACTTACGAGCCTGACTTTGAAAGAGATAAAATATTGATCGAAGCAAAGGGTAGGTTTTGGGATCACGCTGAGTACAGTAAGTATCTATGGATTAGAAAAGCTTTACCTGATACAATGGAACTTGTGTTTATATTTCAAAAGCCGTATGCTCCTATGCCTGCAGCTAAGAAAAGAAAAGATGGTACGAAAAGAACTCACGCTGAATGGGCTGAGTCTAATAATTTTAAATGGTATACTGAAGATACCTTACCGAAGGAGTGGAAGTAATGATTGATTATAAATTCAATGAAAAAAATACAATAGAACAAATAAAAAGATACATAGATAAAACATACGAACAACACTATGCTTCTGGCAAACAGCAAGCAACAGAGATGGTTATAGATGCAGGACACGGAGATGGTTTCTGCATGGGTAACATTATAAAGTACGCTATAAGGTACGGTAAGAAACCTGACTCTGTTACTGGAGAATATAAAAATCAAGGAGACTTGCTAAAGATTATACATTATGCTATAATAGCTATTCACTTATGGACAGAGGATAAAACAAATAGTGAGTAGATTATTATACATGATCCCCTACATAGGAATATTTATTGGTTTTTATTATGTTGTTACATCTAACATAGCAGCAGCAAGCGTGTTAGCTTTACTAGGCATAGTACAAAGTATTATTTGTTTAGGTTTTGTTATCTTACAAATTTTATATAACGGAACTCGTGGAACACTAGAAGTAACTGTAGAACTTTGGGATGCTTTAATCCCTACTATATTTTTTATGTTAAGCTTTACTTCTTTTTTATATTTAACATTAGATAATTTAACAGGAACATAACATGACACAGACAGACAAAGTTAGTTTACCTACTAACTACCAACAGTTTATACATCTTAGCAGGTACGCTAGATGGAACGAAGATAAGAAACGAAGAGAAACATGGAGCGAAACAGTAGCCCGATACTTTAATTTTTTTGAAAAACATTTAAAAGAAAACCATAACTTAGACAATACTTCTTGGACTGCTATCAGAAGACACCTAGAAGAGAACGTACTTAACTTAAACATTATGCCTAGTATGAGAGCATTGATGTCAGCAGGTAAAGCATTAGAACAAGATAACGTAGCAGGTTTTAACTGTAGTTATGTAGCTGTTGATAACGTCAGAGCATTTGATGAAACATTGTATATACTTATGTGTGGTACTGGTGTTGGCTTTAGTGTTGAGCGTCAGTATGTTAATCAACTTCCTGACCTACCTGAAGAGCTGTTCAATACAGATACAGTTATTAAAGTAGCTGACTCAAAGATTGGTTGGGCTAAGTCTTACAAAGAATTATTATCGTTATTATATTCAGGTCAGATTCCTACTTGGGATGTGTCTAACATCAGACCATACGGAGCTAGGCTTAAAACTTTTGGTGGTCGTGCTAGTGGTCCAGCACCGTTAGAAGAATTATTTGAGTTTACTATCAACATATTTAAAGATGCTTTAGAAAAAGGACAGCGTAAGTTAGTCTCTATTAACTGTCATGATTTGATGTGTAAGGTCGCAGAAGTCGTAGTCGTAGGGGGAGTAAGGCGAAGTGCTTTAATCTCTCTTAGCAACCTCTCAGACGCTCGTATGCGCAACGCTAAGTCAGGTGCTTGGTGGGAAGATAACCAACAACGTGCGTTATCCAATAACTCAGTAGCTTATACAGATGCTGCAGAAACTGGTGCGTTTATGCGTGAATGGTTGTCTCTGTACGAGTCTAAGAGTGGTGAACGTGGTATGTTTAATCGTCAGGCTGCAGAGAAACAAGCAGCTAAGAACGGTAGACGAGAAGAGTATGCAGACTTTGGTACTAATCCTTGTAGTGAGATTATTCTACGCAACAAACAGTTCTGTAACTTAACTGAAGTTGTGGTTAGACCTGATGACACTATGAATACTCTGATAAATAAAGTAGAAAACGCTACTATACTTGGTACGTTACAAGCAACACTAACAAACTTCAGATACTTGACAAGTAAATGGAAACACAATACACAAGAAGAATCTTTACTTGGTGTTTCTCTTACAGGTATAATGGATAATAAAGATATGATAAATGGTAATATAGATTTAGAGTATCTTAAAAATATATCGGTATCAATTAATAAAGTATGGGCTAAGAAGCTAGGTATTCCCACTTCCGCAGCAATCACCTGCGTAAAACCTAGTGGAACAGTGAGCCAACTGGTCGATAGTGCTTCAGGTATCCACACTAGACATAGCCCATACTACCTTCGTACCATACGAGCTGATAAGAAAGATCCGTTAGCTAGACTAATGGTTGATGCAGGTGTTTATCACGAAGACGATGTAACTAAACCAGAGCATACCTATGTGTTTTACTTCCCCATAAAGAGTCCTAAAGGCTCTCTCACTAGGAAAGACTTCACAGCCATTGAGCATTTAGAAATTTGGAAACAGTATCAAGATAACTGGTGTGAACACAAACCATCTGTCACTATCTCTGTTAAAGAAAATGAATGGATGGAAGTAGGTGCTTGGGTACATAAGAACTTTGATGATGTCTCTGGTATATCCTTTTTACCTTTCTCAGATCACTCTTATAAGCAAGCTCCTTACCAAGAGATAACTTACAATGAGTATCGTAGTTGGTTAAAGAAAACTACAGACACAGTAGATTGGTCAAAAATTACTGAGTACGAAACTGAAGACACAACTGAAAATACTAAAGAGCTTGCGTGTAGCGCAGGTACTTGTGAGATTATTTAATATGGAAAAGAAAACAGAAGCAAACTTAATAAGTTTTAAAGTACTTCTCAACAGAGACAATCAATTAATAACAGAGATGTCTATGCTTCCTGAAAAACATATTGATAGGTTGTTCCATGTTGATGAAGCTTGGATCGTGCGTAATGTTATAAAGAAAAGTAAAGATAAACTTTATAGTATGCACGACTATCTTCAATCAGAACTACAAGCATTGCAGGA